TTTTTGTCTTTACGAGGATGTCCCATGCTGGCACTTGACGTGGTCGCTGAGAAGTTGATGGAAGAAGCCACAGAGGTCAGCCTCGAGTGCGGTCTTTTAGCCAAAGCTGCTTCCAAGACGTTCCGTTTTGGACCGGAATCCATCAATCAGCATGTGCCGGAAGAAGGCACGAACGTGGATCGCCTTTTTCGAGCCTTCCATCGGATGGAGGAAGAGTATCGTGACCTCAAGGCCGTCCTGTTACTCCTTGAGACCATGACCCAATCGGGACCGCTCACATGGCCCCAGATCGCGCAGATACTCCCCACGCGTGAAGAGCGCGCCCATGCCCGGCGACACCTCGCCAAGATGTCACGTCATGCGCGTGCGCTCATGGACAAGAAATCCTTGCCGCACCTGGAAATGATCCGCTTAGAACATGCGATCAATGGCTTGTTGAAAGATCTCAGCGACATCGACATCGACCTTCCGGAGATAGCCTAATGGAGGTCATGACCATCGCCTTAGGACAATGGCGCTTAGCGCGCCGCTACGGTGTCAACATGGTCGATACCACGGTGAAATCCGGCCATTCGATTTTCGCGCCTTCGTGGGATATCGTCCTTGGCCATAAGGCAGGGAGAGTTTCTGACGAAGAGTACACCGCTGAATACCGACGGCTCATGAACAAGAGCTGGCATGAGCATCGCGATCAATGGCTGGAGTTCATCGGCCAGACCGAACCCCTCGCTTTGGCGTGCTACTGCACCGCGAAGAGCGCCACGCACGTCCATCCCGATGGATCGTTCTTCTGCCACCGCTTTCTCCTCAAGGACATTCTGGAGAAGCTTTGTCACGCGAAGGGAATACCCTTCCACTACTACGGGGAGCTTGCTCCATGATTTTGCAGGGGCAGAATGCCATCGATGATCGGTTCTTCGAAAAGACGACCACCGGCGTGTGCTTGGGACGCATCGAGCTTCCCATTCTCCCGCTGAAGCGTCAGCTCTACCGCAGCCACAAGGTGTACATGGGTGAACGTGAAGCGCCGGTAGCCTCGAACTTCCACAGCACCTTCAGTAGCAGTTACGTGGAGCGCGTGCGCTTGATCCATAAGAGCCTCGTGGCCTTCAAGGTAACCGACATCACTGCTGGGTTCATTGGTCAGACGCAGTACATCTACGGCCAGGTGGAGTCCTGTGGGATTGCGCCGAACCTGCGGAGTATCCTCAGAACAGAACGCATGGAGAAGCTCTGCTTCATGCCGCGCGTCATCTTGAGGAGTTCGAGTGATTACGCGGGTGGTTTTGAGGTAGTCGAACTCATCACCTTTGACCTGGTGCCGTACCAAAGCGATGAGACACTGGATCGTCGACCCCCTACGGGGGCCTGCGCGCAGCTTCGTTAACCCTTAACTTCAAGGATCACTCTTCTCCATGATTTGCCTTCATCTGTTCTTCTGGTTACTCGTCGGCCATGCTCTTTGCGATTTTCCTCTTCAAGGCGATTTCCTGGCACAGGCCAAGAACCGCCATACGGCGATAGGAAAGCTCTTCTGGCACTGGGCCTTACCGACCCATGCCCTGATCCATGCGGCCGCCGTCACGCTCGTTACAGGCAGCTACGCGCTGGGTCTGTTTGAGTTCTTCGCGCACATGGGCATCGATTACCTGAAGTGTGAGAACAAGCTGACCTTCGCCCAGGATCAGACACTCCACATTGCCTTCAAGGCCGCGTACGTGGCGTACGTTGCCCTAGGCTTGATTTCGGTACATCCATTCCACCCTCCGATGTGAGGGACATAGGCCCTCCTCCTTCCCCGCAAAGGGAAGGAGGAGGGCTGTATGCTCTTTTTTTTTTGCTTGACGCTTAGAACGCGTTGACGGGGCTGCCCACTTGTGTGGCTGCCAGATTATCGAGGAAACTGCCCCAACCCGTACCGGAAGCGCTGACGTTCGGATCGATCGTCTGCACGAAGGCCTGCTGGGTACCGGCGTTCAGACCGGAGAAATTCAGGCTATTCAGCATGATCTGCGCGAAGTTATCGACGCCTTCCCCAACCTGGCTCAGTGAGGCGAGACGAATCGAGTACTCCTGTTCCTGCATCTGCTGGGTGATGTCGCGGCTACCTTCGACGACGATGCCATCCATCGGGTAGACATTGGTGCAGAGCCAGGAACGCACGACGTTCAGGCCGGTCGGATCGGGCTCGACGAACAGGATTGTGCAGCCGTAGTAGTCGGGCAGCAGGTCCGGCGGACGGATGCCGGCCGCCACCACGCGCGGGTACTTGGTGTTCGGATCCATGATCAGGCTGGTGACCCAGCCTTCCAGGAACTTCTGCACCACGGAACCGTAGCGTTCCTTCCAGCGGTAGGTGATCTCGGTCCGCTGACGGGTAACGTTGGTCGGGTCCTGCTGCATTTCGCCCGCACCACCGGCGGCGGTCTCGGTGACCTCCACGGTGATACCGGCCGCCAGACCGTCGATGGCCATGGGCCACACTTCGATCAGGCTCTTGAGCGCCGCCACCCAGATGTCGGGGCGTTCGAGGTCCTGGAAGCCGCGGGGAGCTTCGATGAGAAACGGGATGACATGGCGCCGGACGTAGGCGGTGTTGGAGACGAAGTTGCGAAAGTCGATCGACGGTCCCATCTGCGCGCCGTGCGCGAGATTGATACCGGTCGCATTCGAGTTGCGCAAGTACGCCACCTGGGACAGGGTCGTATCGGCATAGATGCGAGGCATGGAAGAGACTCCAGGAGAAGACAAGGAAAGCCAGAAGGAACGAACAAGCCAAAGCCCCTGGGATCACCCAGGGGCTTTATGCCCGTTAGCTGGAAGTCACCGGCAGCTCGGACTGGCGACGGGCCGTGATGGTCACCGACCCCACCGTCTTCATGTTGTTGCCGTACATGGTGATGTTGACGCTCCAGGAGTAACCGTTCTTCTGATCCTGGGTGCTGTAGTAGGTATCCGGCACGATCGTGCAGCGGCCGTCGTAGCGGCCCTTGACGGCCGCCTGGATCAGCTGGTTCGAGCGTTGGATGAACTGGTCATCCGTCAACCGCGAGATACCCGAGAGCTGGCGTCGCACGGCATGCGCGATCTTGATCAGGTCGCACGCGATCAGCACATTGATGAAACCCTTCAGGATCGAGGTATCGTTGGTGTACACCGAGGCCAGCGCCGGGAAGTACTGCGACACCGTGTCGTAGTTCTCGATCCACACCAGACCCGTGGTCCAGTCATTGGCACGCGCCAGCGCACTCTTCCAGGTGGCATTGGTGGAACGGAACATGGTGATCACGTTGCCCGGATTCTCATCCGGCGGCACACTGTTGTTCCACTTGCCGTTCGCCGCACCCATGTAGGCTGCGTAGGACTGCGCCAGCTGGATCGACATCGGAATGAGGCCGGTCCAGGTGTAAGAGGGCAGCAGGTAGCCGGAGCCGCCGATGATCTGTGCGCGATACGCAGGGGTGCCGTAGACCGTGGAGTCCGGGTAGTTGCCGACCAGCGCCGCCAGTGCGGCGGCCATCGAGGAATCCTGCGCCGCTGTGTTTTGCGGAAGCAGCAGGCTCTGCGTGGTGAAGATCAGTCCCACTTCCGGACGCGCCGGCAACACCGCTGCCAGCTGGGTCTTGGTGTCCATCGAGAAGCCGGAGTCGTAAATGATGGAGAAGGGGTACTTCGCCATGTCCATCAGCTCGGACGAAGGAATCGACTCGAAAAACGTACCGGCATCGGCGTCGTAGCTGGCCGCTGTGATCGTGCCGTCACTGGCGCCCGAGGCCATCAGCTGCGTATTGGCCGTGAACACCTGGCCGCCATCGGCCGTACCGTCCAGGGTCAGCGTGTAGTACGGCACGCCATTGACGTTCATGGCCGTGAACGGATTGATCAGCCACTGGGTCGCATCGCTGTCGACCGCACCCAGACCGGCTTCGGTGGTCAGGATGTTGCCTAGGATCTCGTTCAGGTTGTCCTGGTAGACATAGGTCGACTCGAATGGGCCATAGATGGGCTGGTTGCCCGGCGTGCCATGGTTCGACCAGGCGGTCGCCATGACATTGGCGAAATCGAGGTCCTGCTCGGTGCCGGTATCAAACGCACCCGGCATCAGCGAGAAGTCCGCCCACTGCTCGCCAGACTGCGTGCTGATCACCGTGGGACTGGACAGCGCACTCGAGCGCTGCAGCATCTGCAGACGGTAGATCACCGCGCCTACACGCGCCTGCTCGGCTTCGGAAGCCGGGCTCAGGTCCAGGGTGGTCGGCGCGATCAGACGCAGGCCGAGGTTGTTGCCGAGCGAGCCGAAGAAGGTGGCTTCGAATTCCAGGATCGGGTACAGCGTGGACTGCGTACCACCGACCGAGCTGGTCAGCGCACCGGTGCGCGTCTGCACGGCACCGAAGTCCTGGGTGTACGAACCGGACAGCCAGCTGTTCAGCACCCAGCGCGCGTGGTAACCGGCCTTGGTAGCGCCTGCGCCCGTCACCGGGATCTTCGCACCAGAGTCGTCCAGCAAATAAGTACCGTCGCTGTTGCGCTGGTACTGGGTCACGCTGTCGGAGACGATGTCGAGCGACAGCAGCACGCGGGCCTTCGGGCCGATGTCGGCCGGCAGCAGGCGCTTGACCATGACCTGGTTGCCCTGCTTCAGGATGGTCTGGGCGTAGAACGATTGCGCGGTGTAGAACGCGCTGCGGTTGTTGAAGACGTCGGCTCCGTAGATCGCGGTGATACCGTCACTGTTAACAACGGTCGCATCGGTCGGACCCCAGGGGGTGTAGAGCGGGTGCAACGGCAGGTGGGTCGGCGTCTGCTGGGCCGGGATCGACTGCTGGGCGGTCGATTCATCATCGGTGCCCAGGTAGTTGGTGTACGGGGCGGCATTGATCGGCTGCATGAGGAAAAAGCTCCAGTTCGGGCTACCTAGGACGAAGGACATAACGCCCAGACACCCCCCGCCGGAGCTTCTCTCCAAGCGGTAAGGTGGCAAAAAAGAATCGTATGATGAAGGGCGGTGCCACGCATCATAGAGTAAAGATGCGGGGTATCTGACGGACTTTTTTATGCCTCGAATGCCTCTATGGCACGTTGAGGACTTCCGTACATAGCAAAGGATCCCGTAGGCATGTACCAGCAGCCGTATGACACCAGTCTCCTGAAAGGCTACCCGGTAGCCACGTGGATTCATGAACTCGAGAAGCTCGCTATTGAAGAACGATTGACACCGGTCGTGCTCGAAGGCGATCGCTCGGCCAACCAAGAGGAAGCTGAAGCGGTCCTCGAAATCTTGCCTGGCGTGGAAGACATTCCGCCCCTGCTCGCACCGCTTCTGATCGATACGCGACACGGGCGGAAGGTGGTCATCGACGCGCGTGCATTGAAACGCATGCGGCGCGATGGTGCACCGGTCGTAGCGGCCGGTGGAGATTACCGCTTCGTATTGCGCGAGGCCATGCTGACCTGGCTCTGGGCCAAAGGGGATGCCGCGGGCTTCTCTCACACCGGCACGCTGCCGGTGCGCGTTTATGCCCGATGGGTGGCTGATGGCGTTGGACGACGCATGGCATTGGGTCCGATGGATCAGCTGCGCGTCAGTATCCTGGCCGGCTATTATTACCTCTGCGGTTTCCGTCGAGAGGAAGAGCAGGCCGATCCCTCGTTCCAACTGGGACAAGCCTCGATCATTTCACGTGCGATCAATTTGCCGGTAGCGCAAATCCTGGCCACGCTCGAAGGAATCGGTCCACTAACCAGCGTAGCCTCGTTCGTCGATGCGCTAAAGCAGTCCCCAGAGCTTTCGCTGCGCATGGAGAGTCTGTCGCCGGGCGTGATCTACACGTTGGTCGGTGGTAGCTGGTTCGGTGCGCGGGCGCGTACGATCGTTGGCGCGGCATTGGAATACCCGCCCACGTTCCTAACCATGCTCTACACGGCCTATACCGACCGCTCGTACCACGGCAGCTACTTTGCCAAGATGGCGGTGCAGGCGGATCGGCATCATCAGGCCAAGGACTTCGTGATTGCCATGGCTCACCTGACGCGAGGATTCTTCGATGCTTAATCCGCTTGTCGCCCACGCGTATCAAAACGTCTGGTGCGATCCGGCGATGGACTTCGAGCACATCTTCGAACCGACTCGCATCACCTCGTCGAGCGGTGTCATGGGTGAATGCACGGTCATGTGGCGGACCGTGAAGCTGCCAACGTCCACCGATCGTTACCACGTTTACACATTGGGTCAAGTCAATCCGCAGACACTGGGGCTCGTTGCCAAAACCAGCCAGTGGATGACGCTGGCTGCGGTCATGGCAGAGCGACTGACCTATATCCAGGTCTACACGGCCGAAGGGCTGCTCTTCCCGCTGGCGCAATCGTACATCATGTACACGCGAGATCGGACGCTGATCTTGGCCGTGAAAGAGCAACCCAACATCGCCCCACTTTCGACGACACCGCTCTTCTTCCGCTTTTACGCGAACGCGTTCTTTGGTTCACGTCGAAGCGATGGACAGGTCAACAACGTCGAATCCATCTTTTATTCGCACACCGACATCAATTCGGCGCTGGCGTTTCAGCATCAGGTCAGTCTACTCGTCGCACTGCAGGGCTACGTTACGCTGACCCTCAATGGACGCTACATCAACGGCTTCGTACCTTCGACCCTCCAAGGGGGAGATTTGTTGGAAGCCGTCTACGATTCATCGGTCAAGAAGGTGATCGATTTCAACGTCACCGATCTCAGTACCTTCGAATCGATCAAAGATGCCAAGACCAAGTACCTGCTTCACTACAGCGATCCACAAACGCCAGATGTCTTGATTGACTATCGAGACGATTGCGACCTGTGGTTGATCAAGAAGAATCCCATCCAAACCGGCAGCACATGGGACGGTCTCTACTTCCACAAGAACAACGATGATGCCTTTCGCCAGGTCACGCATCGCGACTATTCGGTCTGCGTCCCCTACGTGGCGACCTACATGGGCACACAGGCGAGTTGGACAGACCTTTCCGAACTGACACTGCGATTGGTCATTCGCAGCGCAGGCTTTGATCGTCCACTGGTGCCGGAGGCTAATCAGATCCACGAGCTTTATAAGCTCCCGGACGATCTCATCGTGAAGGCCATGTTGGGCATTGATTCGACGGTCAGCAACTGGCGCGCACCCACGCTGGAGAACTCCCAGTACATCGACATCATGGACGCTAACCTTGGCGCGGTTACGTTGCCCATGGTGGAGTCAGCGTACGGATACAACGCCATTGCCACGGTTCTCGCCGAATCGCCGACCTTGGTCGATGAACGCGGTTACGTCGATTTACCCGTAGCTCTCCAGAACGGTTCCACGATGTACGAGTACGATGCCAATGGTGTCCTCTTGGGCTGGTATCCTCACGTCGCAGGCGCGCAGTACCAGCCGGTCTATGAAGGCTGCAAGCTCGTGGAGGGTTGGGTCGGCAGCGGCTCTGCGGTGATTCCGCAGGTGATGGACATGAGTGGTACGCCAATTCAGGCCGGCTACAGCTATCGGTACTATATCGCGACCCGCAAGGATGATGGCTACGCCGATGACAGCACCTGGCAGGACGTGACACACGACTCGACCAAATGGACCACCGTCAACGGAAAGGTGCAGTGGCTCGTCGATACCGGCTCCTATGTCACATGCGTGAAGTCCGATGCCTCGCATCTGATCTACACACTGGATCTGACGCCCATGAACGGCCTGCTCCAGTTCTCCATTGGCGCCCAGATCACCTACCCCACCGGCGTTCAGTACAGCGTGCTGGCGATCCCCACGGGGCAACTGGACCTCTTCTTGAATGGCTACGCGCTGGTCGAGAACCTCGACTACTTCGTGCAATGGCCGCAGGTGATCGTCGTCAACAAGGCCTACCTCGCCGACAGCGCCACGCAATCACTCACCATCCGTGCCTCGGGTTTCTGCCGAAGCACCATGAAGCGTCCGCCGGTGGCCGAGTACGGCTTCTTGCGCTGGGGTGTGCTCTCGCACAACGACACATTCAACGTCCGTGACGATCATGTCCAACGGGTAATTGCTAACGGTCGTACCTTCGACAAATCGCAGCTGGTCTTCGCGGAGGATCAAGCAAGCATTGCCATCCCTGCGGTACCTAATGGCTCACCGTACCAAGTGCAGGATCTGATCGTACCCTTGCGCAATTACTGCGACCAGGATACGTACACGCTCTTGACACCCGCACAGACCGTGGATCAGGCGGTCAGTGACTATCTGACGCTCAAGATCCCGGAAACGATCCCCGGCACGTTGGACGTGATCACGGACAAGTACGCCATCTACTCGCCTTTCTGCTCCACCATCATTCACGACATGATCAATGGACTGTTGTCGATGAGTGCATTCGAAGGTCAGTACTCGGATCGAGACATCAAGCAGGCGCTGGCGAACTACACGTACCTCTTGAGCTACGATCCCACGCAAAAGTCCATGGACCTGACGCACGTGGCGATTCACCCGACGAACCTCTTGACCGTCTTGACGCTGAACATCTACCAGTGGAAGTTCATTTCACGGGCAGTCAAGATCTTCTTGAACGGCGATGTCGACCTGACCAAGTTCGTGGCCATTTCTGAGAACTGGCTCTGACGCGGCATAGAGGCCTCCCTCCCCTGGCTCTTTATGGGCTGGGGGAGGGAGGAATTTCTATGTGGCCTTCCGTGGGAAGGCAATTATCGCCACCTATTCAAGCTCAAGGGGTTGCCGCTCATGGCCATTCAGACGCTCATCAAGAAGCCGGTGGAAGTGGAAGGGATCCGCTTCACCGGTGACAACCACGACGAATGTGCCGCTTTCTGCGGCGACCGTTGGTACTGCGGCGAAGCAGGCACTCCCTTCATCAAGACATTGGAGGGTGACCATCAGGTCAAGGAAGGCGCCATGGTCGTCAAGGGCATCAAGGGTGAATTCTACCCCGTCGACCCGGAGATCGTCGAGGAGACCTTCAGCGCGGCCGACGGCAGTGCGCTGGAGAGTTTCACCGTTGCGAGCTTGGAGTACATGTCCAAGAAAGAACGCGAGGAAGCACCAGACTCGTTCTGGGGTATGCCGCGTCTCAAGAAGATCAAACTCGGTACGCCGGCTCAAATCCGCCTCGGTTGGGACATGATCGATCGGGTCAAGGGTGCCAACGATGAGGATCGCGCCCAAGCGCGCCATCGCGTGCTCGCCGCGGCCAAGAAACACGGCATCGATACCAGCGACTGGAACAAGGGCAAGAAGAGCCTGGAAGACTATCTCCAAGGCTACCAGCAGACGCTGGACAAGAACTTCGTCATGGATGCCGTGCCCTATCTCTTCAATCAGCTGAGCGAGGAAGCCGGCGAGCTGGTGCAGGCGGCCTGCAAGGCCCAGCGCTTCGGCATCGACAGCGTGGATCCGTTCAAGAACGAAAGCAATCGTGACAAGATCCGTGAAGAGTACACGGATGTCCAGGTCATGATGCGTCTCATCGAAGACGAGCTCTTCTCACGCGGCTATACCCCGCTCATGGTCGGTAGTGGTGGACACTACTTCCAGGAACGCCTGGCCAAGCGCGTGGAGACGCTCAAGAAGGAATACGCGGAAGGTCGCTTCACGTTGCCGGGCGAGTTCGCGGATCAGCAATAAGCGGCATTCTTCTCTTTGCCCCTAGGACGCCCTCATGTCTGACACGCCTCCCATTCCGGTCGTCAAGCCGAATGATCCCTTTGCCGTCTGGAACATCACCCAGATCTACAACCCATCCAATCCCGTGGAACCGGCCGTCTACGTGCCGAATGTCTACGACCTGGTGATCGATTACGACCAAGGCCTGTTCAAGGTCACGGCAGTGGATTACACCACTGGGCAGTCCACACTGGAATCGTGGACGCTACCGCTGGCACCCCCGTCGGGTGATGACGACGATGACGTGCTGCTGGGTGCCGGTCCTGGCACGATTGCCGACTCCTACCGGGTCTTCATCAATTCGGCTTTGCGACCGGCGACCCTAGCGCTCGATCGCCGACAGCGCATCTACGGCTCGTCCACGAGTTCGATCAAGGTCTTTCAGGGGACGGACATCTCTGATCAAGGGACCGTCATCTCGCAGTTCTACGACACCAACTGGAACCTCTTGGGAGACAACATCCCCTTGGAACTGGTGGCGATGAACAACACCTCCAACACGGCGGTGAAGGCCCCCAAGGTCGGCTACACGCAGACCCTGCTCAACGACGGTGAACTCGTCACGGTCGTAGCCTACGATGACGTGGGTGGCGCGGTATCCACGGCCAAGTTCATCGTGCAGAACTCGTCCTTCATTCGCAAGAATGATGACTCGATCAAGTACATCACCGCGATCAGCCTGACGAGTCCGTTCTTGGATCCCTCCGATCCGACGAACATCCTCTTCCCGATCAACATGCCCGTGCAGAGCTTGCCGATCATGGGCGTAGTGACGTACTCCGACGGTTCGACCAGCTCACTGCCCGTCGACGGTACCAAGTTCGCGATGGCCGGATTGTCCAACTACATCGCGACTCGCCAAGGGCAGACGATTCCGCTGGTATTGATCTACAACCTTTCCAGCGACGAGTACAACTACATCGGTACGCCCTCGACCAACAACACGGTCACTCAGGCCTACACCGCCACCACAGAAGCAGTGGACGGCGCTTACTCGGTGTACATGTTCGCTTACCCCGTCTGGGTGAACGCGTCGACAGGCTATCGCCTCCAGGTCTATCTGTACAATCTGGACCGGCAAGATGTCTACGATGTCACCAACTTGGTAACAGCGGACACCGACACCGCGTCGTTCAACCCCAAGCAATACAACGTGGTGCAGAATCTGCGCCTGGCCGTCAACATGAACCAGGTCGACGCTAGCTACAAGGCCTGGCGTTATGTGCAGACCACCGCCATCACATTGCTGCGGCCGGGCACAGACGCCTCGGGCGATGCATGGACCATCCAGTTCAAGCCTGGTCAGACACCGGCCTACGGTGTGGGCGTGAGTGCCGCGGCTACCTACGTCGAGGTCAACAACTGGACACTCGACATCACCTGCGGTAAGACCAACCTCACCGACTGGCTGAATACGTTGTACTTCGCCACACAGCCACTGTACGATCCCATGAGCGAGGTGGTCGCACCCACGCCGAACATCATGGTCATCGTGGCGAACAACACGCCGTACGAGTTCCCCGTGTCGCAGTGGAACCAAGCGCTGACAGTGACCACGCAGCTGACCAACGGCGATGACCTCTTCATCGAGTGGATCTACCGTGACGGTCAGAACGATCAGCAGTTGGGTGTTTCGGGTCTCATTATCCGTGCAATGCAGGCGGAATAAGCACCGTATTCTATACGGCATCGGCTCCCCCGATCCCTCCCTTGGCGTGCGCCAAGGGAGGGATCGGGCATGGCTATATGCACGAATACAGTGACTGGCATTTTGCCCATAGGTGATCCATGACGATTCTCTTCAAGGCTGATTGGAAACGCTACAAATCGGCCATCGTAGATACGCGCACGCGCAACAAGTCCTTCCTCCACCTGGCTGATACCTATCGCCGCATGGGGGTCAAGCATTATTACTTCTTGCTGGCGCTGCACAATCCCTCGCTTCAAGGGGTGGATCCGTTCGATCCCAATCTCACCATTCAGCAGCGCGTGGATATCGCTTACGAATGCAAGACCAACCTCTGGTACTTCATTCGTGAGGTGGCACGGTTCCCGCCGGTATCGGGCATCGAACCGATGCCCTTCCGAGCCAACCGTGGCAACATCGCACTCATGTGGTGTTTCCTCAATCACCTGACCGCCATTTTGATCCAACCGCGACAGACGGGTAAAACCGGCTCGGTGGATATCTTGACGGATTGGATCATCGACGTGGGGAGCAATCACACGAAGATGATGATGATCACCAAAGGCTCGGACCTCCAGACGGACACCATCAGTCGACTCAAGGAAATCCGGGAGCTCTTACCGAACTACATGTACTCCAAGCACAAGGAAGACATGGATAACAAGTCCGGTTTGAACAACACGATGCTGGCCAACGAGTACAAAACGGGTGTGGCGCGGTCTAACCGCATGGCCGCAAACAACTTGGGACGCGGACTCACCGCGGCGATCCTCCATCTGGACGAGGCACCCTTCATCAGTTTCATCGGCACGACGATGCCGGCTGCTGCGGCAGCAGGTACCGCGGCGCGTACCTTCGCTGAGAAGAACGGTGCGCCTTACGGCATGATCATCACCACCACAGCAGGGCGCCGCGACGATCGTGACGGTGGTTACATGTACAACTACGTTTCCAAGGCGTGGACGTGGAACGAGGCTATCTTCGATTGCGTTGATCGGAAGGATGCGACCAAGCTCGTGGAAACCGGTTGCCGCGGCGATACCGTTGCAGTGAACATCACGATGTCGCATCGACAGTTAGGTTTCTCCGACGCATGGCTTTACGATGCCATTCGTGCCGCTGCCGGTTCGAAAGAAGACACCGAGCGTGACTTCTTCAATATCTGGAACTCCGGTTCGGCGCGCTCGCCATTACCTACCGATATTCTGCATCAGATTGCTGAATCGCAACGTGACCCCGTGATGACGGAGATCACCGCGGAGCACTACCTCATTCGCTGGTACGTGACGGAGAAGGAACGGGAATACCTGCGCGCTAATTCGCGGTTGATCCTGGGCCTGGATCCGTCCGAAGGCGCTAACAAGGACTCGACCGCCTTGATCTGGATCGACGTCGCTTCGCTGCGCGTCGTGGGCTCAGCGACCATCAGCCTGGCGAATTTGATTGAGTTTGCCGATTGGCTGGCGCGGTATCTGATTGCCAATCCGGATGTCACGCTCATTCCGGAGCGTAAGAGCACCGGACCGATGATCATCGATGCCCTGCTGGCCAAGTTACCGGAGGCCGGTGTCGATCCCTTCAAGCGCATCTATAACTCCATCGTCCACGAAGCTTACGATTCGGAGAAGGGCCAGGAAGCCTATTCGGAAATCCTCCAACCGATGTCCATGCGTCCCTCGTTCTTCTACACCGAACGCAAGACTTGCTTCGGCTTCAAGACGGACAAGACGCTCCGCGATCTCCTTTACGGCAACGTACTGCAGACGGCCTGTCGGCGCCTGGGCCGCTACATTGGCGACAAGCCGCTGGCGGGCGAGCTCCTCTCACTGACCATGAAGAACAACCGCGTGGATCACTCCGACCTGGGCCATGACGATCACTGCATCGCCTGGTTGATGGGACAGTGGATGGCCACCGCCGCGCTGAACCTATCTCACTACGGGATCCCTTCGGGGCTGGTCATGAGTACACTGAAGGAAACGGAAGAAGCCGATCAGGATCTGGGTGAACGGTGGAAAGCTGAGCAGCAGAAAGCGTATTCCGATGAGATCGAATCGATCATGGAAATGCTCGATGCCTCCGGCAATGACGCCATGGCCGTGCTCTACGAGCAGCGGTTGCGTTACCTCTCTCGTAAGTTGGAATCTCAAGGCGCGCCTCCTGAGTACGCCATGGATGCCGTCATGGAACGCATGCGTGACATCAAGAACAAGCGTCTACGCCTAGTGCAGAGCGCTGTCAGTACCACGCCGGAAGCGGAAGCGCATCGGGATGTCATGCAGACGATCGAGCAATTCCAACGCGGAGGTTTCCGACCCTTGGGCAATTCACTGGGCTGGCGTCGAGTCGCGTGAATTAGTGTGATCCCCTCTCGAAAAGTGAAGGAGGCGCTTGCCGCCATGCCGTTGCCATTCATGACCTGCGTGTCTCATCGACGACCCTGGCAACTGGCCGTGGGCGTCGGACGAAAGGCCCGTAAACTGGGCAACGTGCTGGCCTTCCACGTCATCGCGGATGGTCAAGACGAGCGTCTCCGGTTCACCTGGGCCATTCCTTGGCTCTTTACGTTGATTGCCGAGGTACCTTTCCCGTTGAATCGCCTGAGTGTCTGGATCACGGGACGCATTGGCGATCGCGCGGAATACGGCTTCTGGCATGATTACCACGAAACTAAGTTCCAATGGCGGCGAGTGATCAATCTGGACCTAGGAGAGGGTGGCCACGAGCGTCGTTGGCTTCATCGGCCCGGACAACAGGTCAGCTATCGCCACGAGCAGTACGTCTCAACACTGGTGGCCGATCAAGGGAACCGGTGGGCTCAGAGGCACGGGATCGACCGCTGGGTACTGATTCTGTCATCCTGGCGCGTTCGTTCCCATCACTGGTGGGTCCCTGACCTTTACGATTATCGCTTCACTTTGCGCATTGAGAGCCCGGAATGCGGCATGGAAGAAGCGAGTATCAAGGCCATGGTCACGCCCCAGCTTTGTCTCCACGACGTCTTCAACGAGCTGGCCACCACCCTGCGACCGTGAGTAGCACGCATACAGCCCTCCCTGAAGCCCGTGAAGGCTTCAGGGAGGGCTGTATGCCGTCAGCTGGCGCGACGGGCTTCAGGGAGGGCTGGCGCGGTCTGACGCCGCATCTCCAGTCGATACTGGATCGCGATCTCCTTGGCCAGGAACTGGATCAGGACGATCGGTGGTCGTTCCGAACCGTTCATCAGCGTGAACGCGACCTTGGTTGGTTTACCGTGATGACGACGGAAGACCATCTGGAGCGTCCACTGCTCCGGTGCGACTTCCATGTAGCGTGCCGTCGCCGAACGGTAACCGAGGGCTTTGGCCAAGGCCGTCGTTTCGTCGTCCAGGAACGAGCTCCGATGGTCGAAGAAGAGCACGGTCAGGGAATGCAGCCCCGGCGGTCCCTTGGGGACGGCAGGCTTCTTGGACGGCTTGGCCATGGAACGGTTCCTTGAGTAAAGGGTTAGCGAAGGTACGGTTCGTAATCGCCCCGCAGGCGCTCCAGGAACGTATCGAGGTACGCATGGATGGCACAGAGGTGGGGGTAGGTCGTCCACTCCAGCCAGGGATTGCACAGGAGCGGATAGGTCACCGATTCGAAGTACTCGGCCGGATACCGCGCCCGCACTTCATCGGGCACATGCATCTCGACGTGGTAGAGGGAGTGGGTGGTGGACGGAATCCAGGGACGGCGGTAGATCGTCTTGTAGACGATCCGGGAACAGGTGACGGTGCCACGAGGCCAATCGGCCTGATGGTCGGAACGCAGCACCAGGGTACGAGTGCGCGAGGGGCCTTGAATCACACGCGTGGAGGATTCCCCCAACAGCCAATGAATCACGGCCCCCGCACGCGAGAGAGGGGTGTGAACGAAATCGCGTTGTGCCATGAGGGGTGTTAGTTCGCATAGTGGTTCATCGCGAGGACGCGACAAGTGACATACAGCTGAATGCCGGTGCGCACACTGGCAAGCATGGAGGGATTGCGGGACTTGACCGATGCTTCCACAATGTGGTCAGCCATGTCCTTCGCTTTGATCAGTGAGGGATCGACCATGCGTGACGCCATATAGAGCGTACGCAATTGCGCGAGCACGGGTCCCATTTCGTTCTTGACGATCAGGTGCTTTTGCCGCGTCATCAGCTCGAACGCATAGATCAGAACCTCATCGACAAACGCTTCGATGTACGAGCCTTTTACCTTGGGCTCCCAGTGCGGAAAGTTCTCGCGATGGTTGAGGCTCATCCAGTCCAGCGCTTCCTCCAATCGGCGAGGATCCAGAGTGTGCTGAAGATCCGCTACCAGATCGATCAGCTCCGGCTTGATGAACGAGCGGGGATCATCCAGGATCTGATGCGCGTAGCGGATGTACGTCGGCCACTTACGACTGGTCTCCTTGGCAAAGGCTTGACCGTCGTTGACCAGGGTCAAGGAATCTGTCCCCACGCGTTTACCCGATGCCCGCATCTGGTAAAAAAGGTCGGTCATCGTCTTGACGATCTTGCGCAAGCGCCCTTGGATGTCCGAGACCATGTTGATGATGGCCTGGTCATCGTTGAACTTCCGATACGCGTCCTTGTGCACGCCCGTGTTGGAGATGATCTCCTCCGCACGGATGCGCAAGAGCTTGTTCCAGCTACCAGCTTGCTTCAGCACGTACCGGCGACTCATCGCCGCATAGGCCGCCTCCATCGTTCCACGATCCGCCGGGTAGGGGTACCAATGGTACATCAGCGAGCACAGGAACTTGTACTGGAGGATCAAGAGCGTATCGATCAAACCTTGATGCTTCAGGGGTTGCGGCAAATCGCTCTGCCACAGCGCATGCAACAGCCAGACGATCGAGAGGTTCATGACGTCGGATGCGCGCTTCCATTCAGCCTTGACGGTAGGAAGTGCAAGTACGCCATCACGCAAATCGAGCTCGTCCACCTCCAGCACGTCGCTGAACCAGCGGTCGCGATCGGTGGGCTTGAAGCGGATCGGATGCACGCCCATCAGTTGACCGCCGAAGAACTCCAGATGATCGTCGTTGGCGTTGCAGAAGGCGCGTTCGTAGAGGTGGATACGTTTCACCAGCTCGCCGTTGATGACGACGCCAGCGGTATGCTCGGCAAACACTGAGGCAATCGTGGGATGGGTGGCCATGGAGGCGCCTAGCTACTCGTGAAGGAAGGAATCACACCATTTCAGCCCGAAATCTTAAATAACCAGACTACACCGACACAACACACCCTCGAGAAGCCTAACGTGGGCTTCGGTTGTCAACCTGACGAGGTGTACCATGTTCAAGACTGTCCTAGCTGTCATCGGCGCCTGCTTCGTGGTGTACGAAGCAGCCAGCGCCTGGAACCGCCACTGCCAGAACAAGTGGCGAACGCACTACCGTGATGAGCGCCGCCGTGAGCGGAGCGAGGACAAGGCCGCCGCCTAAGTGCGGCCATCCTCATCAAGTTTCTTTCCCTTCACTGTCACGAGGTATTGCATCATGGCGCTGTTCCGTGAAATCAACGAGCTCAATCGTCCTCTGGACTTCCATCACGCCGCCTTAGAAGCGGCGGCTAAGTCGCCCCTGCGTTCACCGGGGATCGGCGGTTTGAATGCCGATCTGTCCCCTGTCGAGCAGCAGGAACGCCTAGCGGGTATCCTGCGCGCCTTGGGTGTGGATGAGGATGAGCTGCGTACCGAACTGGCGATCGGCTGTGAGCCGACCAACCAGGACTGGTAAGATCGATGGCCCTCCACCCTTCACGGGGTGGAGGGCTTTATGTCCTCTTCCCTCTTTTTTTTTGCCTCTGAGAGCCTCTGTAGGACTCTCTCAGGGAGTGGGTCGCTAGGACGCCCTATGGTCACTCGTAAGAATCGCTTAGAGAGCGATACAGAGCGTTTCAGCGTATATTGAGCTTGGTGGTGAGGGGTACTGTGCAGGGGCAGCGGGCCTCGCGCACGCGCGCGCGGTTAACCCCGTTATGCTCAGCCGCCGCATGGCGGCTTCTGTTTCGCCGGTATCCGGCGAAGACAGGATTGAGATGAGGAAAGGGGGGCTTTGTGTTCGATGTCTGGTTTGCCATGGGCTTCGCCTTTGTTTCGATGCTTCGATGCTACGGGTCCTAGGACGGCGCTGGTGCTTCGACGAAATGGGCTAGAGGGTCCGAAGTGACCCTCGTGGACGAAAGCCGTCCTAGGCGCTCTTAGGAGCCACGTGCCAGGAGGGTCAAAAGACCCTCCGTCGAAGGCTTTTCGTCGGTTTTCATTTTCCGGGAAAAAATCGCTTTTGGAACGAGCTTCAGGGTTCCGACGCGAGGAAGGAGCCCGGGAGGGTCCTTCCGGTCGGTCGAGACTTATTTGCTTTTAAAGCTCTTCTATTAACTATTACTATTTAAGAGTAAAAACGCAGGCGGGCGCGCGGGCGCGTGAGTGACCGGACACTTTTCCCTGTTTTACTAGATTGACGAAAACTTTTCAGAGAGAACTGTGTAGTTTTTACCTACTCAGACGTTATGCTATTTATTCTCGTGAGCTCTTCGAGGAGGAAGGCTCTCGGAAATGTTTCACAACGTGATCTATGGGGTGAGGGGCAAACGGCGTCTTTGCGATGTCCTTGTCCGTCACACGGCTTCCGATCCCCTCGGAAGCCGTTTTATGCCCTCTTCCCAGGGACGGTTTCTGACCGTAGTCTGGCGGAATTCTCTGTGGCATCGCATGCCATCCCTCTTCGTCCCACCCAAGGAACGCCTACGTCATGTTTCCCTTGAAGAAGCACCAGAGCACCACGCCGAGTGTGGAGTCCATCGCTGTCGCCCAGCCGGTCGTCTCGGTGGAGTCGGCGTCCCTGATCGACTACGCGGACAGCCTGAAGGAGCGCTTTGGCGTCCATGTTTTCCGACAGCAGCTCAGTACCGGTCTGGAAACCCAGCAGCTCGACAACAGCGAGCGCGAAGCGATGATGGATCGGATCAAGTCCACCATCAACGACTACGACAACAAACATCCCCACACCGGCCCCACGCACATCTACCTGCTGGACGGTCGCGGCATGGGCAATGCCGACGATGGCGTCGTGAACGCGCTGATCGCATCGAGCCTGCGCAATCCCTCCCAGACGCTGGCGGCGCTGATTCCCGAGAACGTCAACTACACCAAGCCCGATGACCTCTCGCCGGCGAGCATGCTGCGTCAGCTGGCCGATCAGGTGCTGGCCTCCGAGGGCGTGCGCTGCGTGGTCGGCAAGCGTGCGCTGGAAGCTTTCCTGGATGGCGACGAGCAGTACGTTGTGGTTGGTTCGGACAAGACCACCATCATCTCGAGTACCGAGAGCAACTCGACCGTTGCCGGCGAAAAAAAAAAGCTGACATCGTCGACTGAAGGGTTGGTGGCTGCTGGTATCATCGGCGCAATTATCGGCGGCATCGTGGCGTACAACACGCACAAGGCCAACAAGGAAATCAAAGCCGATCAAGAACGAGCCGAGAAAGAAGAAGCGGTGAAAGAAGACCTCCAAGAACTCTGGGCTCATTTTTCTGGAACGTTCTTCAACGCTGCATGGTTGAAAACCCATCCGCTGGTTGAGGGGAGCGTGAGTGGGAAGGGCATTAGCGATGTGCTTGTCATGTCGGGCGATCCGGTCAAGGCCGTGGCTAGCGATGGTCAGAAGGTCGATCAGGTCTTTACGGCAGCGCGCTCCACGCTTGTGCCCTTCCTCAAGGAGATCCATGCCATACGCGTTGAGGCTTGGAAGGTTTACGAATCTCAAGGTCAGGATGCGGCACTGGCGTTCGCCAATAGCAAGCTGCCTAGCCTTCGGCCGCCACATGCTCGTGGCTCGCTTCCGTTGCCTGTTTTGAGTACAGGAGCCCATTACACCCCGGCGGCGGGATGGGAGGCCGAAGGAAAATTTGTCGAACCTCCCCATGCATTGGCTGAGCGCATTCCCGCCATGACGGCCTCTCAGCTCAAGGAAGCTATCTCGCTGATGCAAGCGTACTTCTCGACCCGTGGCGAGATCACGAAGTTCGACGCGTTGAGCGAAGAGATCTTCTACTCCCTGCGTCCAGAAGAGCACAAGGGGTTCGATCGAAATATCCTCGGTGAGGATACACGCATTCAGCGTTTCTTTGGTGACAGCTACGGATACGAGCGCGGTGAAGCGACCTCTTATCCTGCCATTATGCAGGGCTACGTTGAAGAATACTTCACGCATTTTGGCAAGGAGCTGCAGGCCATCGCTCGTTGGATGGAGCGTTCTGTCGGCAACGGTTAATCGAATCATTTTCACCTAAGGCGAAGCCTCTCCATGAAACTCGACCTCAGCACCTGCGGACCGGAAGCCGAGCGCATCCGCTTCACCTTCGACCTGCCGGACTTCACGCCTTCGCAGGAGGCTGTGTCGGAAGATGGCATGGAACGTGAATACGTCTTCTACGGCAAGATGGTGGACAAGTCGGACCTAGAAAGGGCGACGAGTTACCAGGACCAGGAGCAGTATCGGGTCTTCATCCCATCCAAGGAAAAGGATCGGGAGATCACCGCACGCATTCGCAAGACCCTCTCATGGTACAAGGACGACCAAGGAGAGCACGTTCACGATCCGGTCTACCATCTGACCATCAAGTCCTTCCTGAAAGGTGAGAAGGGCTGCTCGGAAGCTGAACAAGAACTGCCCAGGGAGCAGGGGCAGAAGCTCCTCGACGTCTTCCGGATGGCCGATCCTACCGGGGGCATGATCAAGCGACGCTATGTCTTCCCGGCGGGTCAGGGGTACTTTCCTAACTACGCCAATCCCAGCGAACGCGTCGGCGTGCGCATGGCGCTCGGTGACAGCGTGTGGGAAGTGGATGTGCCGAAGGAGTTTCGCGATTCGAAATCGCTGGATCGCTCCGAGGTCGAAGACGGCGGTTGCTGGGTGAAGCTGGATTACGAAGTCAAGAAGTTCGATCTCCGGGTCAAGGACAATCACTTCGATGTGCCGTTCCCGATCCGCCTGACGGACGTGATCTACCAGCAGCCGGGTGAGCGCGACGAGGTCACGGAAGCCAGGGTCAAGAAGGCCATGAAGCAATTCAAGCCGGAGCTCCCCAAGGCAAGTACCGAAGGGCATGCTCAGGCCGTCGTCGATGCCTACAAGCGCGATCCCGTGGGTTCCGTCATTGCAACAGCGGCCGTAGTAAGTGCGGTGCTCGTAATCATCAACGGTGTCAAAGCCGTGGGTAGCATGTTCCGACGGAAGCCTTCCGCAAAGAACGACAAGCGCCGACAGGAATACGCCAAGGAACTGGAGCGTACGCAGAGTGAGCAGGAGAAGCTTATCTCCCTCATGAATCGCACGTTCCTGAATGGCGATTGGCTCGACAAGCATCGCATGGAAATGCGCGCTGTTTCCGGCCGAGGCGTGGTCGGTCCGCTGTCGCTCAACGGCCGTTTCCCTGGTGCACCGGTCGCGGTTCTCCAAGCCGTGAAGGGAGAGCTTCAGGAAATCGATCGCATCGTTCGCTATCTGAAGTCCAAGGGTAAAGCGAAGGATCCGGAGGTCTACAACGATTTTGAACTCCATGCTGACAAGCTGCTGGGTCAAGTGGCTTGGAAGGCGGACGAGAAGTCGTTGGACATCACCTACGCCGAACGCTCGGACACCATCGCTCCGCTTTCCAAGATCGATGTGCCCAACGCCGCCGATCTCGTCGTGGACTGCATGAAACTCTACATGCAGATCGATGAGCTTTCCCAGTGGGAGAAGCGACAACACAAACTGCCGTTCGAGTGGGTGCTTGCGGATAGTCTCCTCGACACCGCCCGTGCGTTAACCCGCTGGATGGGTCGCTCGGTCAAGCAGGGCGATGTCGGCACCGAGAGTCTCCAGATTTCGCTGGAGGAAAGCTGGAGTGAAGCGAGCATCGGCGAGAAGCTGAAGCGCATCTTTGGTGCCGGTGTTTTCCTGGCGGTGATCGTGGGTGTCGTTGTAGCCGCCGTCGCCGCTGCGCATTACGCCTGTAAGGGCATCGATTGGCTCTTCTCCGACCATGCTCGGAAGGATCCCAAGACGGCTACGAAGGTCTTGGAGATGGTGGACTCCCAGATCGACGAAGCCATCAAGGGCATTGAGTCGACGTATCTGAACCGCGACTGGATGAAAGATGCGCCGCTCGCCTCTGGAACGATCAGCGGACAGGGTATCGGCAATCGACTGTCCAAGCGTGGTGTCTATAACGTCCGAGCCTTGCGTACCAACGTCGAGCATCACCTTCGAGCGGTGGAAGCAACAGCGCAGTACTACAAGACGGCCATGGCTCGTTGGGCGACGGAAGTGAATCGTGTCGCGAACTGGATTCACATTGAAGCCAAAAAACTGGCAAGTGGTCACCCGGCTGCGACCTCCGATGTAGACTTCCTTCTGGAGAACGCGGCCGACAAGGTCATAGCCGCCGGTACACCTTGGGAGAAGATCCCGCTCAAGGGCGATCAGCTCTTGGGTAAGGTCGACGTCGCTCGCGATGAGTCAGGTCAGATCGATCTGTCAATCGACTACGATGACGTAGGTGCAATCCCGGCGTTGAAAGCCGATGAGGTCAGCGATGCGGCACATGCCTTGGTGCTTACCTTGCGCGCTATCCGTACCTGCGCGGCCTTGTTCAACGCCGTCCCTGGAGTGGCGGACGGTGAGGACGATACGCTGTTCTCCGTCGAAGTGGAAGGTGAAGAGATCTGGCAGCTAATGATCGGTCGGTCGCCTCTGGATGATGTCTATTGGCATGATTGGCGTGGCGAAGCCTATCTTTACACTGAGTGGACGCTCATGCAGAGTCTGGCCGCTACCGCAGACGCATTGGGACTGCTTCTGAAGCGTTCCGTGCTCAAGAAGCAATGATGGTAAGCATTGCCCTCCAGGCGCCTACTACAAGGCGCCTGGAGGGCAATATGCCGTAAACTCTTCGCAACCATGTCGAGATAGTGTAGGCGGTGGTCGCAGGTTCAAATCCTGCCAGATCTTCGTTAGCTCGGGTTGATCGCCGAGTAAGACGAGTCAAGGTTTGTAGCTCAGTCAGGTAGAGTACCGCCATCTTGTTGTAGTCCCAGCAATCGTCGTAGGACAGGGTCTCAAAAACCCAACCCCAATTGCCATCCTCTGCGGTCTACTCCGCGAACGTGGAGCGATGGGCGTGTAGGCGAGCCCTCGTGGCGGGACTAGCGTGTTTGCCGGTATAGCTCAGTTGGTAGAGCGTCTCCCTTGTAAGGAGAGGGTCCCGTGTTCGATTCATGGTGCCGGCACCATGTGTATTTCGAGAAAGTGTTTGAAGACTCATTGCGGAAGCATCTGGGATCGTACGGCGCCAAATGGCCAATAGGCGAACTCTATCCCCTAAACCGCAGGGCGTGCTAGCCTCCGTGCCTGCGACAGAGTCGATCCGAGCCAAAGACTCGGCCGCAGTGGGTCCCCAAACATCTTTTCAGCTGTGAGCCGGCCACACGTTGCCGGTGCTATGAGGACCGTGAGATGACCTGAATACGACACCTCCTAGACTCCACGAAGTGAGCTGTAAAAGCGTACTCTATCTGGTACGCGCACTTACCGTTTCTCTTTTTAGGAGTCAAGAACCATGGTTAACGACAAAGGCTACATCCGGGATCGCCGTGAGATGCTGACGATCAAGTTGAAGTCACTCGCCGCGGAAGCGCGCATCATTCGTCAAACGGCGAAACGCATGCCCGTTGCGTTGCGGGAAGAGATGACACTGCATCGCCGAGGGGTGGTGAGGCACGCGGCGCGCCACACGCATCTGGCGCTGGCTTTTCTCCGAGGCCGCCGATACGAGCAGATCGAGCGGACCTGTCATGATGAACCCGACTGGAATGCCGTGGCCAAGATGGTCGTCCGCTACGGTCACGCGATCGGTTACGGGTCGCCGTGTTACGACATGCGGGAGGGCGAAAAGGTGGTCGCGGAGTTTGTCCGGCGTTGGGGGCAGCAGCCATCGACCGCGCCGGAAGACCTCCCTGCGTTTGCCGATCGCTATGCGAGTGAGCATCTTCGCGGCCATCGCGCTCCTTCCGGGTGGGTTGGTCCGGAAACGATGCCGGACTTCTTGAAGCGCATCGAAGCGCTCGAGCAAGCGGCGTAAGTCACGTTGGACGTGTAGCTCAGTGGCCAGAGCCGGAGAACTTCAAATCTCAGTGTGCGTGGGTTCGACTCCCATCACGTCCTCCAACACGCGAGTGTCCCACGGGCTCTTTAAGAGCCCGTGGGACACTATGCCCTCATTTTGAAATAACGAATCTACACAAACGTAGTACCCCTGCGATAGGCTCGTTAAGCGAGTCATCACTCCCTTCACTCCACTCGAGGTAGTATCATGGATCTCACCAGTTTGCTCGGTGTACAGCAGCCTACTCCTGTCGCGCGTGAGCCGTTGTACAGTCAGCTCAAGAAGCATCGTCTCTCGGTGCGCGACATGCTGGAATTCCTGAAGTTGCCAGCGGCTTCGCCCATTGTGACAGGACATCCGAGCCTGAACAACAACGCAGTGCGGATTACGCCCAAGCGTATCTACGCCATCGAGGACATCGTTCTCACCCACGACGGCAAGCACCTGAAGGTCACCGTCAGCGATGACGATGGTCTGCGATATGAGGCGCCGGTGCAGATCGTCGACACGCTGAAGGATGCGCAGCACGAGACCCTCGAGCCACTGTCCCCGCTCGTTCTCGCGCTGGAGAGTGTGCGCTTGGAGCTCAAGCAGATCTGGCGCGATCAGGTCACCGAGGAAGCTGACCTCCTCAAGCGGCGCTTCGAGGTCTATCAGGAAATCGAGCCTTTCGAGAAGGGTGACCTCGTGTGCTACAAGAACAACATGATGATCAACGGTAAGCTGAGTCGTCGCGGCACGGCCATCGTGGTCGAGGTGCGTAAACCCCTCTCGTCGGAGATTTCACCGTGCGGGGAGGGCGGTGAAGCACTCGACGTCACGATCGGCGTCATCGACAGCGATGGCGACTTCGCGCTGATGAACATCTCAGCCAGGCGTTTGCGATTGGTACCGTCTACTGAGGTCGGATCCTTCAACAACCCCTACGCGCAGCCCGACGACTTCTTGCTCGACGACGCAGCTCACCGCGTTGCTGATCTTCCCGAATTGGATGACTAACGGCCATAGTACCGCCTGGTGCATGATGCACCAGGCGGTACTATGCGTCTCTTCAACAGGAGGTACCCAATGATACTCGATTACGGCATGAATGTTGCGGTACGTGAAGCGTGGTTGAAGACGCGCAGCCTCTTGGAACTCGATGCCATTACCGCTCAACTGGACGAGGACTATCACAAAGGATGCTGGCATGACAGCCTGCACTGTGCTATGCGTTTCCTCTTCCTGATCGTCGTACTCTTCGCCATCGAACTCTTCTCGTTTCGTACACTCCCTCTCACGGGGATTGTGGCGTGGACGTACTTCGCGTTTTTCAGCGTACTCGTGCCGATCGCTGCCACGGCGGTACTCACGATGCGCTTAAACGTTCAGCACCACCAGCGCTTCTTGCAGCTCTGCAATTGGCGCGAAGCCATTCACAGCTGTCTGTGGCAGCGGACCTGGGACAAGATTCACCACAACACGTCCAACCCTTCCTAAAAATCAACCACGCTGTTCCCTTCACATTCCGGAGTATCACCATGTCCAAGTTCATCACCGTTCTAAAGCAGTTGAACGAAACCCTCAATCCGTTCTATCGTAATGCGATCGTCACGTTGCCGGATGCCGAGCATCTGAACGTGGATCGTCTGGATCCCGGCGCACCGCACCTGGCCGCTTACCGCATCAGCAAGCTCCTCCTGGCCAACGAGAACGTCCACAGTGCTATCCGCTGCCTGCAGGGCGATCATTACCTGCTGCGCAGCGTGCTGACCTACAACGAGCTGCGTGTGAACGTCTACGAGATCTTGCCGTCACAGATGCGTGTGGACGACGAGATCGCATCGCATAGCTTCCTGACCGGTGAGCCGATCAAACTGATGCCGTTCGTGGCTTCAGGGAATGTCCACCACGTGCTGAAGCGTGTTCGCGATGAACGCTGGGAGCTCCAGGGGCAGGTTGCCTCTGCGCAGACGGTGCGAGGCTTCTACGAGCCCGACTATCCGGCAGCCAGCTGGATTATCCCGATGGAACCCTCGGACCATCGCATCTTGGGTTTTCGCTAAAGGAGAGCATTCATGGCCTATACGCCCGCTCATCGGCTGCAAGCGATCTGTAATGAGCTCGCCGCGTTACCGGACGAGCTCAATGCCCTCTCTTCCGAGTTCGCCACGGATCCAGGCGATGCCGCTGCCTTGGCCAAAGAGATCACCATCTTCATGAACATGGTGGAAGGCTTGCGGGCGAGAGTGAGTACTACACTCGAAACGTACTTACCCCTCCTGGAAACCCACCACGTGACCGTGTTGAAACGATGCGAGCAGGAGATGCGCCGACTCGCCTATAAGCGTGATGCTGCACTCAAGCTCTATACGCTATTTGAGGCTCAGCGCCAGACATCTTGGCGGCCCGTTGCCTATCCAACGACACGCTTTGTTGCACTCATTGATCGCTACAGGCGCGGTTTGAGAGAAGTATCGAACATTCGCCAGCCCCGTGACGGATGAAGTCATGGACAACGTAACCATCGAATTTAAACCACGCGAAGAGACGCTATCACTCGGCTGGACAATCTACGCCGTGTTCTGTCTGGCCATCGTATTCGCCAGCATCCTCTTTCTCATGGATCTCTGATTGTAAACCCCCTCTCTCTCTTCTACCGAAGGAGTAAGCGCCATGCGCAAACTTTCCCGTACTCTGCTGCTCTTGGCAGCCCTTCTCTCCACCACAGCCTGTGTGCCGTGGGGGTACTACGGTGGCCGTGGCCATCACCACGGGCACTATGGCCACGGCCATCACGGTCATTATCGCCGCTAAGCTTAAGGAGTCCCCATGCCTGGTGTTTTCAAGGATAAAACCGGCCAGCGTTATGGGCGGCTGACGGTCGTGGCGTTCCTAGGCCGTCAACCAACGGCCAGTGGTCGATTGTACACCGCCTATCGATGTCAGTGTGATTGTGGTAACGTAGTGGAGGTCGATGGCGCTTCTTTAGGCAAAGGCACTTTCAGCTGCGGTTGCTTCCGACGCGAACGGATGTCAACACGCACTGTCGTCAATAAGACCCATGGCTTGGGTCGCACGCCGGAATACAAGGCCTGGTGGAAGCTCCGCAAGAACCACCTCGACGATATCCCAGAGTCCTGGAACGACTTCGAAACCTTCCTAAATGTCGTGGGTCACCGTCCGTCAATCCATCACTATCTGTCACGACCGAATCCGGAAGCCGCGTTTGATGACGATAACGTTAGCTGGCGGACCTCCTACACGCGCCAACTAGGGCCTCATCACGATTTAACTGGTGAGCACTTCGGCAAGTTGAAAGTGATAGAACGCATCGCGGACCAGGACGTGTCCTCCAGTCGAGTTAAATGGTACTGCCGATGCGATTGTGGCGGTGAGGCGAGGGTAACGAGGGCTAATCTTTACAACGGACACACGTTCTCCTGTGGCTGCTTGAAACTCCAGCTGAGCAGCATCATCCACACGACGCATGGGGTATCGGCTCAATCCAAGCGCGATTACAGGCGCTGGCACCACCTTTGGAGTGCGTCGTTTAATCCCAAGTCGAGCAATTACTGGTTCTATGGCGCTAGGGGCATTACCCTCTGTGATCGATGGGCCAATGATCCACGTGCCATGGTGGAGGACATGGGATTTCAACCGGGTGATCAAATGCGCTTAGTGCGTATCGATAAGTCGCTAGGGTTCAGTAAAGAGAATTGCCGATGGGAAGCTACCATGTACCGTAAGCGCCTGTTGTAAGGCATACAGTCCTCCCTGGAGCCCTTAGAGGCTCCAGGGAGGACTGTATGCCATCATTGGAAGATGTTTTTTTTTTGCTTCAGTCGAAGGGGATATCGTCCGTGGAGGTGGTGAACATCTCTTCAAGGAGTTCTTGACCTTCTTCCGTGCGGAGATACCCGAAATTAAGTTCGGCATTCTTGCGCGCGGTAACCGCTTCATCCATCGTAAGGTAGCGCTTGTTTAAAACGACCTCACGGTTGTGCGTGTACTCCGCGTGCCAGCGGCCGTTGGGCGCCTGTACGACACCGGCAACTCCTGATGTGTTTTCTGGTCTTAGACGACGATTAATGGCTTGCTCCGACTTGGTAGCCCATCGGCAGTTGCCTGGACAATAGTCGCCATTAGAGTCCCGTCGCTCGAGTGTGTGTTCTGGACTAGGTTTATTACCCAGGTCAGCAAGGAAGTTCTCGAAGCTTTCCCAGCGATCACAGACACGAATGCCCCTACCACCGTAGTACGCGTAGTTCGAACTCTCTGGGTTGTTGCAACGAGCCTTCATCGCCACCCAGGAATTATAGACAGGGGTCCCACACATGCCGTGTTTGAGCTGATCCTCGATGTAGGTTTTCAAGGCAGCTTCCTTACGGCATCCACATGAACCAGTATTCCCACTGCGGAGACTCCCAACAGAAGCGGTAGTCTCACGTTCACAGTCGCACTTACATCGCCACAGCAACTCACCCTTAAGCCCACGGATCGGTTCAATGGCGATTAGCATTCCAAAACGCTGTCCAGCGATATCGGCTCTAGCGGGCATCATCCTCTCCAGTTACATAAGCCCTAATTGGGGGTGTCTATAGTAACTGGAGAGAGATAAGGTTTTAAAACACAATCAGAGATAATTATACCCCCGCGCCGATGGGCAGGCGCCAAAAATCACGAGCAGAAACTACATCACTCATGAGCATCACTTCTCGGAGCACCGTGCCGCGATACTCCTCGTACTGTTCATTGGCATCTGCGTATTGATCAACGAGCTCCTTGAACTTACCGAGCTCCTGGCCGTTCTGGAGTTCCGCGGAGTTGATCTGAATGATCAGGGTGTTGTAGACGTATGCCTTAACCGCCAGCTCAACGGCCTTTGAAAAGAAGGGAATGGCGCCCGGTGGAAGCGTCATCAAGTCAGGATCCCAGCTTACCTTGCAACGCATGGCTGCATCTACGGGCCAGGTTGAGGTATCCATGACGAGCACGGTGTTCTCCGCGATCAAGTCACATCGTGCCGTCGACATACTGGGGATGGGAGCCTGTGACTGCATGACACCCATCGCGGCATTGGCCAGCGCACTGCCGTTGTAACTGGCGTAGGTGTACGTGCCGGAAATAGGCGCAATGGTGTTGGCAATCCAGAGCACACTTGTGATGGAACGATTCTGCGTCATCGTCTTAGGGATGCGGTAGATCAGCCCCCATGTGTAAGGTGACCCTGATGGTAGTTCGACGCGTTCCGTGGGCACGTTGTGGAGAGGAATATCCATCTGGACACCTGCCACGAGGTCGCAGTCGACCATGACACGAGGTTCAATCACTTTCGAGCGAATCATGGAATCCATGTTCATGGCCGTCGCCCGACCGTAAATGTTCTTGGGCATGAATGCGGCCTGCAAGATCTCCAGTGGAATCTTCCACTTGACCTCACTAATGGCGCGTTGGATCGGGGAATGCATAGATAACCTCACGGAGGGTCAGAAAAGAGGGATCATACCCTTTTGCGAAGATTCCACACGGTCTGTAAGAACGTTATGCGTCCGACTCCACTCGCCCCCTTTCCAAGGAATGCTCCATGTCCACCCCCATGACTCCTGTTGAACCATCGGTACCCGACATCACTGAAGACGCTGAGCAAGGTACCATCCATGCTTCAGGGTCAATGGTTGACGTCGTGATTGAAGAACGGGTCAAACAGGGTGATCCGAACTGGCAGCGCCGCTCACCCATGGAAAAGCAGATGGCGCGCTTCATGGAGCGTCAGAAGCTGCAGCAGCAGGAATCTGAACTGAAGCGCGTCAAGGCGTTGGAAGAATGGCGTCGGAAGGACAATCCTGATCGCGTGACGTTGGAGGAGATCCGTGAAGCCGGCGAGCGTTCCGGCAATGCCCTGGGGCGCGCACGTATCGTTCTGGCATTGCGCGGTGCCATGCAGCGCGCCGGTTACCGGCTGGGGTTGGTCTGATGGACGACGAACAGCTCTTCATCTGTGTTCAATGTCGACATGTGGATGTGGTGGATCTGGCCCATACGCGTTTCCTCCAGTATCGTCAGCGGGCTGAAGCCCTGCGGGTGCAGGAAACACCGATCGGCGTCAAGATCGATGACCTGGAGCCGCTACCTGAGTACAAGCCTTTTCACTGCACGCACTGCCTGACGCAGGAATGGCATGGGCTCTTTCCCTATCTGCCGTACAATCCCGTCAAGGATCGGGTGTGCAATCCCCCCTTACCGGTCTGTTAAGTGCATAGAGCCTCTCCAGCGTCCGGACGCTGGAGAGGCTCTATGCCATCGAAACCGTCTAGGACGCATTTTAAGCGCATCGGAAGGTAAACCCTCCCGAGGGTAGCCCTCTACTATGTGGTGGACTCTGAGGGGCTTTTAAAAGGCCTTTGAAGGACACATTACTCCGTAAGAGACCTCCATCAACGACCTTAACCACCTATGCCTCCGTTACCCATGCGCCGTTACCGCCGTTACGTGTACGACCTTACGGATCTGGTGGAGAGCCTACGAGCCGCTTCGGCTTATCGGTTTGCCACTGCTGCGATTGAAGCATGGATCTTGGACGAGCTTCGGCTTGCCTACAAGGTGCAGGACGTCATGCCGGAGGACACCATTCGTGCCGCCCAGCCCTTCCACAGCTTTGACGGTTGGGGACGCCTGCGCTCCGCAGTGACCCAACGACTCCTTGCGCTCTTTGATCCCATGTCGCACGAGTTCTACGAGGCCGACTATGCCGACCTCACCTTCCGCCATTCCGTGCTCACCGTGTCGCTTTACCATGCGGTCCGTGAACCGCTTTCCTGGGCGTGGGCTTAACATTGAGTCCACCGTCATTCCGCCATCTGACGTTACAACGAGTCATCATGCCCCCAGTGTCCCATGCTCACCCCGCCATTGTTGACATCGAGCCGGTAGCCGATGCGCTGCAAACGGCCATGACACGTATTCTGATGGACACCCTTCCGCCCTGGGTGGATATCAAGCCTTACACCACGCGCCAAGGCATCGTGGCAGGGGCGCGGATCATCTTCCACCAAGCCTTGGCGGACCTCCTGGCGTGGACACCCCGTGCCAAGCGTAGCGGTAATGTCGTCCACTGCCGTTGGCGTTATCAGGTACCTGAGGAAGAAGCCTCTCCCATGGGCGGGGAAGTCGATGCACTGGTGTACGAATTGATTCACGTGTTGGGGTTGTGGCGACTCGGCGCCCCTGAAGCATCCGAGGAAGATCGCGACTTTCTGAATGGCATCACCGACGCCCTGGCCAAGCCGTTGGACGAGCTCCTCATTGTGATCGCCGAGCGTCAGCTATCACACGTGATCGGCCCGTACGTCTACCATGCCTGGCATGCGCGCCCTTTAGGGACCGCCTACGTGCTCCAGGCGGGTGGTCTCATGATCAACCCCAAGCAACTCATGCGCCAAGCCGCGGAGCTGGGGGATCTCGATCAGCCGATAGAGGTGAATCTTGCGGAGCATTGGGCGTTGGCGGGCCAGAGCGACGTCAACCCCATGGACGAGGCAGCGGTAATGGCCGATGGGGACGTCGTCAGCGACGATCCGCTTCTGGTGTCCGCCTTCATCTGTGAGGACCTACGCCAGCATCCCCATCCGGAAGAAACCATCGCCGCCCATGAAACGGCGCATCGGCTCCATGGTGTTCCCGCAACCGTGACCAAGTTTACGTTGATCAACGACGCCTTGAAACGTCATTCCTCGTTGTATCAGGGACCGGCGCAGGTAGGTCCATCAATGCCAGAAGCGGCTTCTCGCGTTTCCAAGGGCATCTCCAAACGCGCGGTGAAGCGGGCGATGAAAGACGAGCTGGGTCCTTCGGTAGTCGCAGACAAGCGCCGGCGTCGGCGCTAAAGCCATGGTCACAGCTACACTGGCGTTGACACAGACAGCGATCCTCCCCTATCAGGAATTCCTGGAAAGCACGCGTACGCAATTGGAAGGATTGCTGGGCGGATCGGCCAGCGATGCTCTGGCCGCAACCTTCGTCAACGCGGTTCTCCACGCCTTTTTCGTGGATGCCGAATGGCGTGAAGCACAGTCCTTCGCCGATCGTTACGGCCTATCGTGGGAGGACGTGCTGACAATTGGTCAGGCTTTACAGAAGCAGTTGAGCCGCGCGCTGCATCATGCGGTGGGGGAGCTTATCCCCAGTTACCGCTACCGTTACATGCTCCAGATCGGAGGTGCCCGTGAGGGCATTCACGTAACGGCCACCTTACCGACACCGGAGGACGCCCTTGAGCATCTTCGATCCGCCGAGTCTGCCGGCGATTATCTCTCTCCCCGCTACCGTCGCTGACGGTAGCGGGGCTATGCCCCGTCCCCTCCCATCGCAGGAGTACGTGACGATACCACACGCGTGGATTTATCGAGCCTGCGAAGAACCCATCGCTCGTTTGAACGCCCTTCTTAAGGGATCCGTGAATGACTATCTCCGCGTCGCTTTTCACGGATCACCCTCTTTCGGTGAGGCGATGAGCCATGCCCACCGTGTCTACCACGACATGGGTCGCTTCCAGGGATTCCCTGACCGCGAGGAACGACAGCGTAAGGTCGAGCGGGTGATGGAAGCGCTGGGACTCCTCGAACGTCAACTTGTTTACACGATCGGTCGCGCCCACGGCATCCATTACCAATGCGTTGACTTTGTCCGACCCTTAGGACCGGATGCCGCGCTCTTCCGACTGCGCCCCTTTGCCATTACACCAACGCCCATCTACGACGATTCTCATGAAGACACTCACGCTTGACTACAGCACGATTCACTCCGACGCCACCGCACTTTTGCGTGCGTATGACATCCCCTTGGATGGCTTTGCTGAAAGCCTGATCTCCAACCCAGAGAGCATTCTCGGTACGCGCGACCAGCGCATGGAGCATTTGAAGTCCGTGCTAGCACAGCACGTACCGCAGGGCGACGATTACTACGCGCTCGCCGATGATGCCGAAGCCTTGGACAAGGCACTCATTCCATGGCGTCGAAGCATGGAGCTCATCCTGGACATCGAGGGTGTGTCGACCGATAGCGTGTCGATCACGGCCGTGCGGCATATTGGTGATGCCATGGTGGTCCGTATCCAGCCCCTTGAGGACAGTCTGTGAATCGCTCCTCCTATACTCACCACTTCATCCTTCCCACTGGACCGTGGTTGGCAGCGCTCCGCGTCACCTTTCCTCACATGACGCTGGAAGAGGCCATGGCCAGCTATTTCTCCAACCTAAGTTACATGCTGGAGACAGGCTGGCGCATCGTGCCGGAGATCGGTAGTGATCCTTTCCATGCGTTCAAGGCCATGGTCAGCATGTTGGTGTCGCTGGTGGGCAATGATGTCGAAGGCATGGGCCCGTCGCCTCAGGAATTGGAAGTGAAGGATGTCGACGTGCTTCATCGCTTCGTGACCTCGCTTAGCTGGGAGCTCTTGCGCACGATCCATGCCGATTGCTGGGATCATCTGCAGTTGAACTTCATCCGTTTTGTCGGTGATGCGATCTTGATCGCCTATCATGGCGTGAAATCCTTCCGCAGCCCCGACGTCAATGAGCTACCGTTCTTACCCGCGTTCCTTGAGGAGTGCTAGCCATGCATGTACTGCCGCCCCTCGAAGCCCAGTTGATGCATCGGCACTATGTCCTAGAGGGAGTCGTGGTCTCCTCTCTCTACATGTGTCATCGTCCCGTGCTGGAGCGGTTGTACGCCCAAGAGGGTATCTTGGGGCTCCCCACCCTCGAGCAGCGGCTCTTGGAGCTCTCATTGAAAGAGAGTCTCTCCAACGGCGATTTGGAAGAAGCGCTGATCGCATCCTCTCCGCATCGCCGCCGCTCTTTTGCTCTCAAGAATGAACTGGACTTCCTGCGTGCACTCGTCTCGGCCTTCCAAGGCATTTGGGACCGCCCTTTCTGGAGGCAATCGAATCATGTCGTTTACGAGGTTACCCGGCGGATCTACGCGGACAACCATCTCACCGTCGAGGTCGCCTATGGAGATTTCCCCACGTATGCTTGCTCCCCCTAAGCCTTCGGAGCTGGTTCTGATCCTCGATCTCGAAGAGGTTACCATGGAGCTCTTTCAAGAGCTGGTGGAAATGGAGGTGATTGATGCGGTGCAAACCCCCTTCGAATACGCGGTCTCCATGGTGCCTCATCAAGGTTGGATGGATCTAGTTCAGCGTATCACGTACGACATGCTCACGATGCATCCGGCCTTCTATAACCACACGCCGGAAGCTCATGAGCGCGTTCTCACCTACGAGATGCTGATTGAGCTGACGAATCATCCGGACATCAAATCGGCCATCTACGCATACGACGGTAGCCCCTTAGGAACGCTCTACTACCAACCGCCCTTTACCTACGATGTGGAACCCGTCAAGCAGGCGCTCGATGAGCTCGTCTGCAATGGCCTGGAAGAACTGTTACTGGAAACCCTCGCTAACGATGGCGTGGATACCCAGCAGCCTGGCTTCCGACTCTATAACACCCAAGCTTCGCAATCCTCGAAGGATCATGCTGACCTGGCCATCTGGCGATTCCTGATGGGTGTCTTCTCTCTCCTGGTACGTTCCGTGCGCGGAGTAGGCTGGGAACACGGCCTGACCCATTACGCTTTGGCGCAATATCGTGACTTTCAGCCCTGCGTACCGATCAAGGGTGGGCAAAGCGAATTCCTCTATGCTGTGACGATCCGGGAAGCGTAGCGCACAGGCGCTACCCTTCCGGCTTCTTTTTTTTGTCACTGTAAAGGGTAGAATCCCATGCTCGCGACTTCCACCATTGTTCTGGGCTCCATCGTTAACTTCTCCCAGTACGCCGACGCGATCATCGGCAGCGGTTACACGGGGGCAACCGTCCAGGCGATCCTGGACTGGGAAACCGCACAAGCCTACATCAACCCGGCCACGGTTCACGCTGCCGTGTACCCCTCCCTGCCGGCCGGTACGCCGAATGATTACCGAGCGTATCCATACCTCAAGATCAAGACCGCTTCGGGCCAGACGACCGCGGTGGGCTTCCCGTGGATCAAGGACAGCTCCTACGTCGTTCAGCAGGCCGCCAAGCTCACCATCGTGGTGGACTCGGTCTCGCCTCAGGACCAGAACAACATTCGGGCAGCCTTGTCGGCTCTGGGCTTCATCAATGCGACGATTACCATCTCGTCGACTCAGCCGTCGTAACAGTAAACCTCTCGCAACGGGGGATCTATCCTCTGTGGAGGGTCGGCTGGTTAAGGGCGAAAGCCATCCTTCACCGATGGGCCGCAGCAGCGACTGGGCGGGTCGCACGCGCGACCATCGTAATCACTTCACGGTGGTGGCGTGCGGGGAGGGTCACCCTCCCCGCACGGTTTTATGCCCTCAATTTCCGCAGCTGAGTCTTCCGGATGAATCCATTCCTGAAACCTGCCGAGCACTATCAACGGCGCTGGCAGCTGATTCGCGACTATGTTAACGACGCCGCACGGTACTTGACACAGCGGACCGGCAAACCCATGGAAGAGACCCGTGCCTACGTCGTGGAGTCCATTACTAAGGGTAAGCGTCTACTCTTCATGCCCCAGGCGCGCTTCCTGATCAAGAACAAGCACGGGGATCGTGAGATCCAGGAAATGCCATTCCACCAATACCTGGCTCGTGCGGTGGAAAGCGGCGAGATCATGGCGCCCACGCTGACCACGTACCTTCCCACGACACAGCGCGAATCGCTTTTGGGCACGTACATTGGCGGTAATGTGAAACGGCGCTCGAAAGCCAAGCGGGCCATGTTCCAAGCGGAGATCGATAATAACGACGCGCTGAAGGACATGTACAGCTACCAGCAGGCAACGTTCAAGATCAAGAACAACGCTCTGTCAGGTGCGCATTGCTCACCTTTTACCCCCCTCTGGAATAAAACCGCTCATTCCACGTTGACCAGCGTGTGTCGCTGTGCGACGTCGTATGCCAATGCGAATAACGAGAAGTTCTTGTGCGGTAATCGCCATTACTTCTCACCGATGATCGTGGAGGCTAACCTCATCTCGATCATCAACCACGTGGATAAAGAAGCCATCCATCGCATGATGGGACGCTATCAGCTTCATGTGCCAACCGATGACGAGATCATGGAAGCGATTACGTTCTCGACACGGCACTATTGGAAGAGTGAAGAAGCCACGGCGACCATTCGTGCCCTGGTGGAAACTCTCCTACCATGGCAACGCTGCGCTTTCCTGTACGTATCCGATTTCTATCACCTTGCCAAGTACAACGATAGCTTTGCGCGAACCTTCTTGGATCAGCTCTCCGTGAAGGCAACGGAGCCGCTGACAAGCATGGAGGAGTGTGATGCCGTAGTGAAAAGTCTGGACGACAATCTCAAGGCCTTCGTATCCATCCTCTGTTCTGATGAGCTGCAGTTCAAGGATATCAAGTCCACGCGTGAGCGTCCGTACGACTACGGCATCATTGCCGCCACGGCCAAGCACAAGCGTGAACTCATCGATGAGTACGCGGAATTCATCGAGACCTTCTGGGCGACGGATAATCTCCCGTCGTCGGTGTTCTCCGTACCCTCCATCATTCGTCGTGGTGTGTTGACCTCGGATACCGACTCGACCATCTTTACCGTGCAGTCGTGGGTTACCTGGCATCGGGGTTCCTTGAACTTCGATCGGGGTTGCACGGCGACGGCCAATGCGCTTGTGTACCTGGTCTCTCAGGTCGTGTCCAATCTCCTGGCGGTCTTCTCCGGCAACATGGGGGTCGAAGAGCGCTTCATCTTCGACCTGCAGATGAAGAACGAGTTCTACTTTCCGGTCTTCGCCTTGACCTCCCGTGCCAAGCACTACTATGCGTACCGCGCCGTGCAAGAAGGCGTGGTGAAGCGCGAGATGGAGAAAGAGATCAAGGGTGTGGCGCTGCGCTCCTCGGCCATTGCGTCGGAGATCATCAAGCTCTCCCAGCAGACGATGCTCGACATCATGGACACCGTGATGCGAGGCGATAAGGTGTCCCTGCGTTACCTGGTGCGCAAGGTAGCGACCATTGAGCGCGAGGTGCTCGACGAAGTCCAGAAGGGTTCGTTCAAGTATTTCCGCAAGACACGTATTCAGGATGCCTCGGCCTACAAGACCGAGAATTCCAACTACCTCTTCTACTCCCTGTGGGAAGAAGCGTTCGCGCCGAAGTACGGCCATGCTCCTGAGCCGCCGTATAACGCCATTACCGCCTCGCTGTCCACCGGTAAGCGCCCCGCGTTCCTGAAGTGGCTGGAATCCATGGAAGACCAGGTGATGGCTTCCCGGATTAAGGAGTGGGCCACGCGCAACAACAAGCAGTACATGGGCACCATCTACATGCCGCAGATCAACCTGTTGGCCAAGGGTGTCCCTCCGGAGATCGCTTCCATCGTGGACCACCGTTCCCTCGTGGCCCAGTTGATGGAATCGTTCTACCTCGTCCTGGAAGGCGTGGGGATCTTCGCACGGAACAAGAAGATCACCCGACTCCTCTCGGACGACCCGACGATCCTTTCCCTACCGGAAGGGGTCCTGTATCCCAAGCCCTCCTCTCTTATGTCCGAAGCGGCATAGTGCCAGGCCCCTCCCCCTCGCCTGTGAAGGCGAGGGGGAGGGGCCTGTAAGCCCTAGAAAGGAGGAAAGCCGACTTGACTCAAGTACGGTAGCCATTGGGAGCGCAACGCGTCCATCGTACTCACCAGTACGCGGCCACGAAGGGCCGGCTCGAGTAGCCGGCCTTGCGCTATGCGCCGTAGCCAATGGTTGAGTTCGTTCAGGTACGTGCGGTTGTGATGCGAATCCATCCGAGCATTCCAGGCCAGGAGAAAGCTAAACGCTTGGAGTTGCGTGTAGAGGACCAGCCATTCCGACTGCCGGGTAAAGTACCGGTTGGAGAACATCACGTAATCGTGATAGTCGCTCACTGACAGCTGAGGAATGGCGGAGAGCCACGCATCGAAACTCATGGAGCGTTTGACCATGAACTGAATGGCTTGCTCCAGGGTGCTATCGGCAACCTCCGGGGAGAAATTCAGATAGAAGGGATTCTTGTCCTCTTGCGGACGAATAGATTGCCCCAATGCCATCGCCATCAGGCGATTGGCCAACACAAGGTCCATGTGACAAGCCGTAGCGTTGGCCAATGGATAGCGCATGAAGAAGAGGTTCATGCCAGGTGGAGAATCCGGGTTATCCCTCACCTGCGCCTCCCAGAAGCGCTTGTACTGGTAAGCCAGGAGGTTGGCCTGGATGGCGATGGTTGCACGTCCTGCCCCCTGCACGCCCTCACCGGTGCCGTCCAGCCACGGCAAGCTATAATCGGCGTAGGGATGGCTTAGGATGCGGATGGGCTGCAGTTCTTCCCAGCGATCCTTGAGCGCCTCGGTATCGATGGGATCGAAGCTGACCAAGATGGCTTCATCGCATTCTCGATAGAGGACACCTTGGTGCGTCCGTCCCACGCACCAAGTACCGGTCAGGCCGGTGGTGGACGCCACGCCCATGACGCTGTCTTCCACGGCCCAGAGGAAGTTGGCATCGGACAGTGAGAGATCAGGGAGTAGCGCGCCTAGGAAGCGAATAAGTAGATGATCGCCGGGCAGTGCGCGCGAAGCGCGTCGGCGATAATCGATCGTCTTGTTCAGCATGGTCGAGAGGTAACCGATCGCCTGGCCCTCTCGAGGGAGGACCGGCAGGCCTCGGTCATAGCGAGGCCCTTGCAGCAGGTTATGCATGATTCCAGCCCTTCTACCTTAAAGGAGATCCCATGTAGCATCCGGCGTTCAGATTCGGTTAAGGATGCCATCACATCCTTAACGAGACCACTGCCCTGAGGAAGCTGTAAACTTTCCGCAACCACGGTGGTAGTAGTATGGAGGCTCCTATGCCGTCCGCGTCTGGCTTTGCGGTCAGGCGCCGACGATGTAGCCTGTGGCCTTACGGAGCCTTTCCGGTATCAAGTCGATGAAACCATTGGGAGGCGTCTGCGCATTGTAACGAATGGCTTTTCAAAGCCATATTACCCTCCCGATGAAGCCCGCTCTGCGCAGACATCGCGGTGTTTCATCATTCTTGATTGTTGATCAACAAAAACGCAATCCCGAGGAAAACAACCCATGCCTATCCATGAGAACAACGGCGACCAGCCTCAGTCCAGCACCAGCACGAAGGAAGCCTTCGGCCGTGCGGGAGTGGGCGCCGATACGTTCAGCCGCAAGACCGTCTCGAGCAACGTGACTGCGGCCGGCATCAACAACTTCTTCCACCGCTCCTTCGGTCGTAACCAGTCCAGCCAGGCGGTGATCGAGCTGGAGAAGGCCTTCAACAAGTGCCTGGAAGAGAACCTGAAGCAGGACGCAGCGCGTTCGGTGAGCTACGCCATCCACGCGATCGACTCCAACGACAACCAGGACGTGGCGATCGCGGCTGTGCTGGCCGTGGCCAAGCTCGAGACCGACAAGGGTCGCAAGGGCGTCGTGTACATCATGCTGGTCGAGGATTCGGTGCCGCAGATGCCGATCATCGAGATCAATGTGGCCGGTTCCAACAAGCCGGTGCAGCTGCCGATGACGGCCGGCGACTACGCGACGCCGTCGCTGTGGGATGCCATCGAGGTCAAGCTGAAGCAGATCTACGGCTCGGACGTCGAGTTCTCGCCGGTGGGTTCGGATACGCTGGCCCGTGGTGTGATCACGGCCGGTGAGAAGGACAAGCTGACCGTGCGCAGCGCGCTGTTCGCGGCCATGGCGGCGATTGATACCTTCATCGAGACCAGCTTCATCCCGGACGCCGAGCGTCTGACGATCCAGATGGTCACCAACAACGCCAAGACCAGCATCCAGATGAACCTGAACGACGCCCCGCGTACGGGTGAGACCGGCCTGCCGGTACGTTCGGACATCGTGATGAGCCTGCAGGCGACGGTGCAGACCAACGTGAAGGGTATCCCCGATCAGGTCGTGCCGATCTGCTCGCTGGCCGCCTACACCAATCTGCTGTACACCGTCCCGCCGCCGCCGACCAACCTCAACATGCGTCCGGATACCCGCCGCTTCACGCCGCAGGTGGTCCTGACCCAGATCGAGTCCGAGAACAACCTGGTGACCCTGGAAACCAGCCTGCTCTCGCTGTCCATGGCCGCGATCCTGGACTTCAACGAGCAGTACCTGGCGCCGTTCATCCCGTCGGCCACGCGCAACAACCAGTTCCGTGATTTCGGCGCGGTGGGCTACGAGGTCAACTTCGTGCCGGAAGATCCGAATGCGCGTCCGAGCGGCAAGGAAGACATGTCCAAGCTGTCGACCGCCGAGATTCACCAGATGATGAACATGGCGCTGTTCGACGATCTGCACGTCGCCTTGCTCGTCAACGAGTCCGGTCCGAACACCTGGCTGAACGTGGCGTTCAGCGATGCAGCCTCCGGCAATGCGGCGGCCTACCAGGCCATCATCGATGCGGCGAACAAGCTGACCGGCAACGTGTTCGGTCAGAACTTCCCGGCCGGCGCGCCGATCGCCCACCTGTCCAGCACCCGCCTGCACCTGGGCTACTACCGCACGGCCGAACACGATGAGATCCGCGATCTCCTCGATATCGACCAGCTGTGGATGTACAACTTCTGCGGCGAGCGCAACATCGACATGGCGTACGAGTTCGCCGAGACCTTCCTCGGCAACGACGACCCGAACGTGCAGCTGGCCAACCGCTGGCAGATCATCACCCGCTGCGTGCCGAGCGCCACGCTGGTCTCCTACGGCCAGATCGTGGATCTGGATCCGGCCTTCCTGACCGCCCTGACCCAGAGCGTGAAGAACGCCGGCCTGCCGCTGCGTGCGGTCAGCCAGCTGGTGGACTTCCAGGGTGCACGCGGCCGCGCATCCTATCAGGGCGTGGGCGGTGGCCTCAACAAGCAGGTCATCGGCGGCATTCTGGCACAGGGTGCACCGGCACGTCAGGTGTACGGCGGTGGCGCCATGGGCCTCAACACCTACGGCCGTTTCCGCAATCGTTAATCTCCCTCCTCGGGTGAAGAGCCTCTCACGCTGCTTCGGTGAACGCCGGGCAGCGTGAGAGCGCTTCTTTAAGAGGATCTCGCAAAAGCGCCTTACCGCGCTGGGATCCTCTAGCCCGTTCTTTGCTGTACTTGAGAGGAGGTTCGCACGATTGGCTATTACCGCTCGCATTATCAACCTCGACGAGCTCTTCACCACCACGCCCCACCAGCCCATCATCCTCAACCAGTTTGACATCAGTACGGACCTCGATAAGGAAGAGATCAACCGGATGCTGCTCTCCCGGTTTGGCTCGGACTTCCTGGAACTGGAACCCTCCTGCGATGGCGGCCATCTCCATGGCGGCTATCTGGAAGGCCAGATCTGTCCGATCTGTCAGACGCGCGTGGTAGCCATGACCGAACGGCCGTTGGAGACCGCGGTGTGGCTGGGGCTGCCGAAAGGGGTCAAGGCGTTCATCCATCCGAAGATCTACGCCATCTTGAATGCCGCACTGACGCTCTCCAAGTTCTCCATCCTGGAGCACCTGGTCAACCCGTCCGTGCATGCCGTCGAGACCCGCAATCCCCAGGTCAAGAAGTATCTACGCCTCGGGATTCCACGCGGTATCAATTACTTCGTGGATCACTTCGATGAGATCATCCGCACGCTTGCCGATGAGAACATCCTGCAGAAAGACATCCGAGACAAGCAAGGCGCGCTCGGTCGTGTGAATACGCTCCTCCTCTTCCTAGCGGAGTACCGTCAGCACATCTTCTGCCAACACCTCCCGATGCCCACCAAGCTACTCATGATCACCGAGAAAACGCTCACCACGACGTTTGCCTCGAAGAACATGTTCCTGGCGTTGAATGCGGCGAGAACGATCTCGTCCACAGCGTCCAATGAAGAGCATCTGGCGATCAAGACACTTCAGTCTCGTGCCATGAAAGCCAATGCGCTGATGGCCGAGTACTCCGAAGCGTGCTTCAAGGACTTCTACGACTCGAAGGACGGTTGGTTCCGACAGCATGTATTCGGTACTCGCTCGCACTTCACGTATCGTGCGGTGATCAATTCACTCTCGGAGCCTCATCGGTACGATGAGATCCATATCCCATGGTCACTGGGCGTCATGGTGTTCCGCCTGCACCTGAATGCCAAGCTGCTCATGAAAGGCTGGAGCATTCGTGAAGCCCAGACGCATTTGGATGAGCACACGCTGCGTTACAGTCGTACCCTGGACCGCCTCTTCCAGGAACTGATTGCCGAAGCGCCCGGTGGCCGGATCGGTACGTTATTCAATCGAAATTACCTCTTGTGGTTTCTTCTACCGGTAACGGTAGTCGATCATCTCTCTAATTGCTGGAACGTCTTGCTAGACGGCTTCGCTACAACGTGGTCCGAAAGGACGAGCGTGAATGCATGAAAAGAAGCCGGTAGAGACAATCAGCAGCGAAACGCCTTCCTTCCGTCGTGAGACGATGGGTGGCGCACGTTCATCGACTAGGGTAGCGATACCCGTAGGGCCAAGCGGCCTGAAATGGGAGACATCCTTCTAGCACTCCCGCCCCCCTGTGGAGCGAAGGATGAAGATATAGTCACGACATGCCTGGAGACAGGTAGCTGCGGTTCGTCCGCGATCTCTACCTAGCGAGTAGAGATGAAGATATCGCCCAGCCTCTTGCGTGGCAGTATGCAGTTGCTCTACATCACCAAGGTCAAGACAGATACGGCCGTACGCAGTATCTCATTGTCCGTCCTAGTGCTGAGGAACTTTAACGCCGACTTCGACGGTAGCTGTGTTGCCGTCGTTAAACCTCTCTAATTGCTGGAAACTCTCGAAGGCTGCTTAGCTACAACGTAAGTCGAAAGGCTAAACGTGAATGCTTGAAAATAAGCGGTTATGAGACAATCAGCAGCGAAGCCCCGTCCAGGGGAACGTTCAACGACTATCCGATACCGGAGTAGGGGCCAAGTGGTCCCCGAAACGAGAGGCCCTACCAAGGGAAGATATAGTCTAAACTGCATGGTGACATGCAGACGGTGGAGTCTGGAAACGAAGCCGGCCAGCCTAACGAACTGGTAGTTCTAGCTAATGAGAAACCCCCAAACCTCGAGGACCTCATGAATATCAAGTCTATTCCTGGGACTCTTGGCTTCTCCGTGTCTGACTGCGGAGAGATCTACGGCCCCGAAGGTGAACATCGCCCGCAATATGTCAATGGCGATGGCTACAGAACGGCCTCAGTAAAACTCCTAGATGGAAAGTGGCAGACATTTGGCGTCCATCGCTTGGTTGCTTTAGCGCATATCCCGACGGACAAAGACGTCAGTCAGTTGGCTGTCAATCACATAGACCACGACATCGCGAATAACGAGGCCTACAATCTCGAATGGGTGTCGGCTTACCTGAACAATCTCCATGCCAGCATGATGAGACAACAGATCGCTTACCCCACGATCGTAATGACTGATAAGGAAGGACGAAAATCCTTCATTAACAATCTACACGATGCCTCTAGCCTGTTGAATATGGACTTGGACCTTGTGTGGGAAATGGTCAGAGATGGAAGATCGATTGATGGCGTGGGCCTAGAACCCTACACGAGGCACTCTCGCGTGCCCGATCAGCTCCGAAAAGCCACCATCCAGGAACGCGATCCAATCGGTCGGGCCATTCAGTCACCGGTGACCATCAAAGATCTGGAAACAGGCGCAATCGAGAGTTTTGATTCCATCGCAGACGCTGCACTTCGACATGGCGTTTCACCTAGTCACGTCTACCAGTGCATCTCCGGTGCAGGGAGAACTCGACTCTTCAAGAAGCAGTACCTGGTTGTACGTGAGTCTGCTGCATTTCCGGATGTTACCCCGGAGCAACTTGATGAGCTGCGTGCTCCAGGTGGTAAGGAGACAGTAGCTAGAAACAAGCTGACCGATGAGACTGCAATCTTTCCGAGCGCAGCCTCTATGATCAAGATTCTTGGCTTGAGTAAAAAGGCCGTTTCCACACGGCTTAGAAAAGATGGGCTCGGAGAAGTAGGTGATTGGTTTTTCGCCTACAAGAACCGATTGGAAGACATGATGGCGCGGGTAAAGAGTTCCAGCTCTCCGTACCAACCTCATTAGTTAGAACGCAATGGATGCACTCAATGGCCTCGTGATCCTAGATAACAAGATGCTGCGCAAGCTGTCACGGCTCGCTCCGCATTTGACGGTTCTGGATACCAATAAGCCACGATCGATGTCGCGCACCATGCAGGCTCCTGAGCCGGTGGTCACGACAGCAGCCTCGTGGTTGCACGAAGGTCGCTAGGATAGCGACATAGCCCTCCCAACGCCTTACACGGGCGTTGGGAGGGCCTATGTCCCCAGTGGAAGGGATTTGAAATATACACTACTTACCTGAAGACCACTTACAAGGGGAAGGACGTGGCAGTTCCAAAATTTCAGGTTGGCCAAGAAGTCCGTGTACAGTTGGGCAGTTGGGAAGCCGAAGACCTTGTGGTCCAAGGCCCCATTGTTCACTGCGAACGTCGTGAAGATCGCTCCAAGCATCCCGATGACTACTTTTCGTATCAGGTCAAGGACGAACAGTTCCATATTCGGGAATCGCTTCTGATGCCTGTGTAGGATTCCCAAATGAGCACCTTAACCTGTGCTCCTTAACCTAAAAACATCAAGGTGACCCACCTATGGCCGAAGTGGTTTACGGCGGTAATGCCGCCGTTCAAGCGCTCATCTACGGAGATGTCCATCCGGGCACTCAGCACTTCTTCGAGTCACAGCGCGGCCACGGTTTAGCCGGTCTGACCCAATCCGCCAGACGGTTTGCTGACGAAGCCGTGGAGCGCTTTGGCTTCATGGCGTCCGAGAGGACGCAGCGTCTCATTCGTGATGTACGTCGTACGGCCAATTGGATTTGGCACGGTGACTACATTCGCCCCCTGCGTACGGTTGAAGAACTCCAGTTCGCGAGTCCTACCATGATTCGGTACATCATGGCCGAGCCTACCGTGCGTCACATGTACCACAACCAACAGCTCGCCGGTTACGACGAGCATTACGTGGACATGCAGCCCAACGCCGAGAAGGAGCAGCTCTTCGAGTATCGTCAGGTCATGGATGGCGTGGTGGTGGTCGATGAAGATAAGGAAGGACAGCCTATCGGTTGGCATGCCGATCAGTACATGGACGATATCCTTCCCGATGGCGAACAGGAATCCCTGAACTTCGACGAACAGCTCGACATCATGGCGACCTGGGCGCATGCCCTGCGCGTCATCAAAGAACGTCGTCAGGATCCTACGAGTACCTACGGCGCTTCGCTCGACTAAGGTGCCATCCTGTGGCCCGATCCCTATCGTGGGGATCGGGCACTCTTCTCTCCAGCTTCTTTTTTTTGTCTAGGCGAGGACAGCGATGGCTTCCAGTCCCCTTTTCACGCTCTCACGCAAAGGTTTGCTTCGTGGCGTGGGCGAACGTATCGATCGCGTCATGGCGTACTACTTGGCGGCCAATCGTTCGCAGAGCGAACTTTACGTGGGCGTCCGGTCTCTTCAGGGCACGATTCAGCTCTTCAACAGCGACCCCGATCGACTGCGCAGTCAGGTAGAACAAGACCTGATCGCACTCTTTACACCGCTCTTCGATGACGTGGCTGCCACAGTCACCATCCAGGATACATCGACCTTCGATCAATCCAACCGCATGACCATTGTCATGGACGTTGTCGTCTGGAAGGGTACGCAACCCTACTCAGTCGGCAAAGAGCTCGAAACCATTAACGGCGTCGTGCAGTCCATGATCACCCTGAACAACACCGGACAGACCTCAACCTCATGACCATCGAATCCCAGACCGCCTCCCAACCGTCGTTGGCCAAACTGGTGACCATGTACCAAGCCATGCAGACGGTGCTCTCCCATCCGCCGTCCGAAGAGCTGACCAAGATCGTGACCTCCACGCTGGAGCGTACCACCGATCCGCTCATGATCAGTTTCCTGAACCTCCTGATCACGGGCGACCAGACGCATCGGGACATGGCGGCACGCATCTACCAGGGACTGGAAGAGCGCATCGTGAAAGCACGCCAGCAGCACGTGCAAGCCTCGGTGGACGCCGCCCTGGCCGTGCCGGTACCGACCGTTGCCGCGGAAGTGACCACGCTTCCTTCGCCCACGGAAGAGCGCGACATCATCTCGGCCTCGGCCGTATTGCAGCCCCAGGGACTCGCGGCTTCACCGACTCCCGTGCCGGC